ATTGGTTCAAATGCTGATTGAGCAATTCAGCGAACCGGGCCAACTGATTTGTGATCCGTTTCTTGGGAGCGGAACCACCGCTGTTGCCGCCGTGAACACCGGGCGGCACTACATAGGATATGAAATTGATCCCGGTTACTTTCAAATCTGCTGTGACCGGCTGGATGAAGTGGAGGAAAAAACCGATGAAATCAAGTAAAATTCAAGATTGTTGCGACCTTTTGACAGCAAACGGGGTGGAAATTTCGGAAAATTTCAAGGAATTTCTGAAAAAAGCCGGATTTTTTACCCTTCCAGCGTCCACCAAATTCCACGGTTCGGAGGAAGGCGGGTTGTATGCCCACTCTTTGGCCGTGGCTGAAACCCCTGACCGCCCGGAATGGCCTGAAGTGGGGCCGCCCCGGTTCCCCGGTGATTGTGGGCTTGTTCCATGACCTGTGCAAGCTGGAAGCATACGAAAGCGCCCCCGGTGGGTGGGCGCACACGGACAGCAAACAGCACCTTTACACCGGGCATGGGGATAAATCGGTTCTGATGCTGGCCCCGTGGATGCAGTTGACCGCTGAAGAAGTGGCCTGTCTCAGATGGCACATGGGCGCTTTCGATGACCAGGAACAGTGGAGCCATTACACCGCCGCTATTCATCAATTTCCAAATGTGCTGTGGACGCACCAAGCGGATATGATCGCCGCCCATATTCTTCAACGGTAGGGGTTGGAACGGTTGCGGAACAGGTAAACGGAACCGCTTGTGTTCCGGTTGGAACCCTTGATATTGTTGGGGTTGCGGGATATGGAACACATGGAACAAATTTGATATTTCTTTATCTATAAAATATAAAAAAATATATAGATATAAGAATAAGAGAGAATAGGACATTTTATCTGTTCATGTGTTCCAAAGCCCTGTAATTACTGAAAGTTCACGATTTTACACGGTACAGATACCTTGAAAGGATGTGTTACATAATGACTGATAAGGAATTGAGCCAAAAGGCCAAAGAACAGCTTTCCCAAATCAAGAAAACTGATCGGCTGATTGATCGGTTGCTTGCCGCGGTTCAAACCTTGCGTTCCGGCCTGGCAAGCCAAAGCTACGAACTGCAACCGGATCGGGTACAGACGTCAGGCCCAAAGGACCGGCTGGCGGAAATCTTTGCCCGGATTGACGATCTTGAACGGAAAATCAATGCCCGAATTGATGATCTGATCAGGCTGAAAGAAGATACTTTGAAAGTTATCTATCAAATTCCTGACAAGGATCAGCAAAATGTTCTGATTGCCCGGTATGTGCAAGGGGAGCGATGGGAAAAGATTGCGGTTGACCTGAATTTTTCTATTCGGCAAATCCATCGTATTCACGGGATCGCATTAGTGGCATTCGCGGAAAGGGTGAAAGATGGCACACTATGACACACTCAGATGTGCTATAATGGTTTTGTAGAAATGCGCCAACGGGAAACCGGGGGCGCTTTTCTTTTTAAAAATGCTGAAGGGGGTGAATACCTTGACACCACGGCAAAGGAAGTTTTGTGATGAATACCTGATCAGCGGGAACGCCACGGATGCGGCAATCAAGGCGGGGTATTCGGCCAAGACAGCAAAGCAGATGGCAAGTGAAAACCTTGCTAAACCTGACCTGAAAGCCTACATCCAAGAACAGCTTGATCAGCTTCATTCTGACAAGATCGCTGATGCCACTGAAGTTTTGCAGTATCTAACCGCTGTAATGCGGGGGGAACACACTGAACAAATCCCCCTGTTGATCGGGGAAGGGGTTCAGACCTTGACTCCCAAAGAGGTTGGAGCCAAGGAACGGCTGAAAGCCGCTGAACTGATCGGCAAGCGGTTTGGCCTGTTTACGGATAAGGTGGGCATTGATGGTGTGGTTCCGGTGGTGATCACGGGGGATGATCAACTTGAAGATTAGCCCCAACGCCAAGCGGGTTTTTCTGCCTGGAGTGGTTGGCAAGGGCTATGCCGCCTTTTGGGGCTTCAAAGGCCGTTACCGGGTTTGCAAGGGTTCCAGGGCGTCCAAGAAATCCAAAACCACGGCGCTGAACATCATCAAGCGGATGATGCAATACCCGGAAGCCAATACCCTTGTGGTTCGCAAGGTGTTCAGAACCTTGAAGGATTCCTGTTTCACTGAACTGAAATGGGCAATCAACCGTTTGGGCGTTCAAGCCTTTTGGGAGATCAAGGAAAGCCCCCTTGAAATGACTTATAAGCCCACCGGCCAAAAAATCTATTTCCGGGGCCTTGATGATCCCTTAAAGGTAACTTCTATTACGGTTGAACACGGCTACTTGTGTTGGGCTTGGATTGAAGAAGCATACGAAATTATGAACGAAAGTGATTTTGATATGCTTGATGAATCAATCCGTGGCGCTATTCCCCCGGAAACCGGCCTGTTCAAGCAAATCACCCTAACCTTCAACCCGTGGAATGAAAAACACTGGATCAGAAAGCGGTTCTTTGGGGAAGTCACCGGAAAGGACGGGCAAGGCAATCCCACATACCGCTTCCATGATAGCTGGATCAGCCCGGATGGGGAGATTTACGCCACAACCACCAATTACCTGTGTAATGAATGGCTGGATGCCGCTGATCTGAAGGTTTTTGAAACCATGAGGGAAAACAACCCCCGGCGCTATAAAGTCGCTGGCCTTGGGGGTTGGGGCATTGTGGATGGCCTGATTTTCGAGAAATGGCGGGAAGAAGCCTTTGACTGGCAGAAAATCAGCGCCCAAGCCGGTATTCAATCGGCCTTTGGGCTTGACTTTGGTTATACCAATGATCCAACGGCCCTTTTCTGCGGCCTTGTGGATCAGGCCAACCGGAAAATCTATGTGTTTGATGAACTGTATGAAAAGGCCCTAACCAACCGGCGCATTTGCGAGAAAGTCACCCACATGGGGTATGGCAAGGAACGGATCAAGGCCGATTGTGCGGAGCCAAAGAGCATTGACGAATTGCGTGAAGAAGGCTTGCCCCATATCAGCGCCGCCCGAAAAGGTAAAGACAGCGTAAACAATGGGATTCAGTACATTCAGGATTATGAAATCATTGTTCACCCCCGATGTGTGAACTTTATCACGGAAATTTCAAATTACACTTGGGCGGAAGATAAATTTGGGGCCAAGATCAATGTTCCCATTGATGATTTCAACCACCTGATGGATGCCATGCGGTATGCGCTGGAAGATGTGCTTGTGGGAAGCACTTTCAGCTTTGAATAACAGATTAGTAACAAACCGCCCCGGAAACCCTGTGTTTTCAAGGGCCTGTGGATATGTGACAATGAAGGGAGCGCCCAAACATGAAAAATCTGCTGAAGGTTGTCACCGTTTTGGGTGTGCCTTATGCAATCCATGAAGGAACCACTGTGGATTTCCCGGCCCTGAAAGATTGTGATGGGTATTGCGACACCAGCACCAAGGAAATTGCGGTTTCTGATATGACCGAAAGCACCGGTTCCCCGGATGCCAAGGGTGATCTTGCCCACTACCAGCGGAAAGTGATCAGGCATGAACTGACCCACGCCCTTTTGTTTGAATCTGGCCTTTCCTGTAATTCGTGGGCCGAAAATGAAGAAGTGGTTGACTGGATCGCCATTCAGTTTCCCAAACTTCAAACCTTGTTCAATTCTGCTGATTGTCTGAAGGATGGTGATTGATTATGGCCTATGAAACAGAAACCACCCGGATCAATCGCCTGATCTTTCAGGGCGGGTTGACTGGAATGACGGAACTTCAGTTTTTCGCCGCAGAAATCAAGGATTGGCGGGACAGCAAGCGCCGCAAAGAACAGATGGCCGGTTCCCTGTATTATGAGGGGAAACATGATATTCTTCAGCGGCAAAGAACCATTATTGGGGAAGATGGCAAGGTTCAAGTGGTTCAAAATTTGCCCAATAACAAGTTGGTTGACAATCAATTTGCCTTGATGGTGGATCAGAAAACCAACTACCTTGTGGGCAAGCCCTTTTCTTTGAACTGTGAGAATAAAGCCTATGTGGACATTCTGAACACCGTATTCAATCGCCGGTTCCGCCGCCTGTTAAAGTATGTGTGTGAAGATGCCCTGTTGGGCGGGATCGGTTGGCTGTTCCCCTACTATAACGAAAAGGGGGAACTGGCCTTCAAGCATTTCCCTGCCCATGAAATCCTTCCTTTTTGGGCGGACGATGATCACACCATTCTGGATTGTGCCATTCGTCTATATGCCCAAGAGGTTTGGAACGGCTATCAGAAAGAAACCGTGGAGCGGGTGGAGATTTTCAAGCCTGATGGCCTGTGGCGGTACATCTTCAAGAATGATATTCTGACCCCCGATGTGGAAGCCGGTGAACACGAAAGCTATTTCACCGTTTCCGAGGGTGAGGAAGAAACCCTGCTGAATTGGGATCGGATTCCCCTGATCCCGTTCAAGTATAACAAACAGGAAATTCCCCTGCTGAACCGTGTGAAATCCCTTCAAGATGGGATCAACACCCTTCTTTCCGATTTTGAAAACAATATGCAAGAGGACGCAAGGAACACCATTTTGGTTCTGAAAAACTACGATGGGCAGAACCTTGGGGAGTTCCGCCGTAACCTTGCCACCTATGGAGTCGTGAAGGTTCGGGGGGATGGCGGGGTGGAAACCCTGTCTGTGGAAGTGAATTCTGAAAATTATAAATCCATTCTGGAACTGCTGAAAAAGGCCCTAATCAACAATGCCCGTGGGTATGATGCCAAGGATGACCGGATGGGGAACAACCCCAACCAAATGAACATCCAATCCATGTATTCTGACATTGACCTTGACGCAAACGGGATGGAAACAGAGTTTCAAGCGGCCTTTGAAGAACTGCTGTGGTTTGTCAATATGGATTTGGCAAACCGGGGCAAGGGCGATTTTGAAGGTGAGGAAATCAACATTACTTTCAGCCGGGATATTCTGATCAATGAAAGTGAAAGCATTGATAATTGTTCCAAATCCATTGGTATTCTGTCCAATGAAACCATTGTGGAACAGCACCCGTGGACAACGGATGTGGAAGCGGAACTGGCCCGGATCAAGAAAGAAAAGGATAAAGCCATACAACAGGCCCAAGAATACGCCGGGGCCTTTGGTGGGGGCAATCCAGACGATGGGGACAACGGCGGGGAGAAATAATTCTATTCACAGTCTGATTGGGTTTCAATCATCATAATGAGCTGCCGTTGTGCAGCGGCATTTTTGGCAAAACGGTGGGAATTGACCCCAGACGATTACATGAAGGCGGCCCAACTTGCCGCCACCTGTCGGAATGAGCGGTTGCCCTATGTGCTTGGGTTTTTGGAACAGGCAGGATTCCATATCCCCACGGTTCAGGCAGAGCCGCAAGCGGCCCTTGAAGGCCCCATTGATTGTGGGCTGATTCAAAAGCTGATGGATGCGGCGGGGATCAGTCAGGAAGAGCTTTCCCGCCGAACAAACATTTGCAAAGCGTCTTTGAGCTGTTACAGGCGTGGGATTTGCAAGCCATCC